CAATCAATGATTTCACAGGCACAACTTCGTAATTACCTACTAAATGAGTTCAAAGAACTCCCCAGGCCATTGCGAGCTTCTGTTGAAGTGATCACAGAACGGGGTTATAAAGCCCGTATTGTGACTAAGTCTCCAGGAGCCGCAGTTGCCTTGGGCCACTTACTAAGACGAGTCGCCCTATCTTCCCTTAAACAGGATGATAGGATCACTCTAGTCTTAGAAGGCGGCCATTTAGAAGCTGTAAGTACAAAGCTGTGTCGCCCTGTCCCCGGTCCGGTGGAAATCCTCTCAGCAGACTTGTCTGCTGCCACTGATAATCTAACCTTCGAAACCTCACGGTCTCTTTGGTTGGGTTATTGTGACGGCATACAAGCGCCAGAGGACTTCCGCCAGATCGGGTTGGACCTTCTTGGTCCAATGCATCTCACATATCCCGACAATCGTCAGATTACCACAGATAGGGGAGCCCTCATGGGCTTACCTATCACGTGGTTTATCTTATGTTTGGCGAATATGTGGGCTGCGGATAAGGCGATTCGCACAGTTCGTTCTTCTTCTCCGTGCGGACTTCGTAGGCAGCCTTACGTGATCTGTGGTGATGATCTTGTCGGAATTTGGACAAAACGTGTTATCAAAGGTTATGAAAACAACATTCCCTTAACGGGAATGAAGTTTTCTACCCCTGATAAACACCTTTCTTCCAATTTCTTCGGGATCTTCACCGAAGAGATCTTTCTACTCAGACGAGTTGAAATACCTCTTCATCACAGAAATCGTTACGAACAACGTCAACGAGTGAGGTTCACCAAATACAAACGAGGCAGTTATGCCTTCGCTTTGATGTCTGGTGAGCTTCGCTCTAAGACGGTTCGTCACGAAAAAGTGATTAGATCATGTAAGTGGGGACTATCATGGCACGATGGACCTATTGGTTTCTCACTGAGAGGCTTGGTTACTGTTCCCGGGCACATGCCCGGGGAAAGTTCCCTCGTCCCTTGGTGGGTCGCAATAGGACCGTCAATGACCATGGCAGTCCACCGAAACCCTAAAGAGTCTAGGCTCATACGTCAGGTCGGCCTTTCAGCGCATCCTGGTCTCGCGACCTGGGCTGCAAAGAGAGGCCTTCCTCCGTTTGTTCCTAGAGAATTTGGGGGCTTCGGTTTACCCTACAAAGTCCCTTTCTCAGGGGAGCCGAGAATTAAAACTCTCGTCCCACGATGGATCAGGAGGGCCCTAGCTAGG